CTGAAATGGAAGCACCTATGGACGACATGGGCGGTGATCCAGCAGACGACATGATGGGCGACATTGAAGCAGATGGCGACGACATGGGCGGCGACGAAGAAGGTGAAGAAGAATTAGAAGACCGTGTAGTTGATTTAGAAGATGCTTTAGATGATCTAAAAGCAGAATTTGAAAAAATGATGGGTGACGAAGACAAAGGCGACGACGAAGCAGGCGATGATATGGATATGGATATGGACGCAGGCGACGACGAAGATGATGCTGAAGAAGAAGCATTAACACCAGCTGAAGAATTTGCACCAATGGAAGCGTCAGACGAAGAAGTTGACGAATCAAAAAAATCTCCAAAAAACGCAACAGAAACAATGCGTGAGTATGTAGAAAAAGTGACTGAGCCAAAAGGCGAGGATCACAAAGCGAAATCACCAGTTGCAAATAAAAATGATATGGGCGGAACAGCCTCTAACATTGCACAAGGTGGTGACGAAGCAGGCGGTAGCAAGGCACAAGCACCAAAAGAAGACAACGCAGGGAACGTTAACGTACCAGGCGGAAAAGCATCTAAGTCAATGAAGGCACAGCCTAAAGGACACGGCGCTGAGAAAAAAGGTGCAGGTGAAAGTGGTACCGACTCAAAAAGTCTAATCGGATCGTAAGGTAACTTATTATGCTTAACTTAACCGAAACACTATCCTTCGACCAGGCAAACATGGTTGTTGAGTCAACTGAAAATGCTACTGGAGGTAAAGACCTTTATCTAAAAGGTATTTGCATACAAGGTGGTGTGCGTAACGCTAACCAGCGTGTATATCCTGTAAGTGAGATCAGTAGGGCTGTAACTACGCTCAACGATCAAATAAATGGTGGATATAGTGTGTTAGGAGAAGTTGATCATCCCGAAGGACTTAATATTAACCTAGACCGTGTAAGTCATATGATTACTAATATGTACATGGACGGTAATAATGGTTATGGCAAAATGAAAATTTTACCTACTCCGATGGGAACACTAGTTAAAACAATGCTTGAAAGCGGAGTTAAACTTGGTGTTTCCAGTCGGGGTTCAGGTAACGTTAAAGAAGACGGAAGCGGAGAAGTTTCAGATTTTGAAATTATAACCGTGGATGTCGTTGCACAGCCTAGTGCTCCTGGGGCGTATCCTACGCCAATTTACGAACATTTAATGAATGCTCGCGGCGGGTACAAGGCATACGAACTAGCACAGGCTACAAAACACGACACAAAGGCACAAAAATATCTAAAGGAATCTCTAGTTAATATAATTAGAGGCCTCCAGTAATAAGGAGAAATAAATGTTGGATGCATTAAAACAACTCTTTGAAGGATCTGCACTAAGTGAAGAAGTGAAGGCAGAAATTCAAGAAGCTTGGGAAAAGAAGGTTAAAGAACACCGTCTTGCGGCAACAGCTGAACTCCGTGAAGAGTTTGCTCAAAAATACGAGCATGACAAACAGTTAATGACTGAAGCAGTAGATAAAATGCTTGAGGCAAAACTGTCCGAAGAAATTGCAGAGCTTGCAGAAGATCGCAAGCAACTAGCTGAAGCTAGAGCAAAATATGCAGTTGCTATGCGTGAAAATGCAGGCAAACTAAAAGATTTTGTGCTACACCAGTTAGGCAAAGAAGTCGGAGAACTCCACGAAGATCAAAAAGCTATGGCTCAAAACTTTTCTAAGCTAGAAGAATTTATTGTTGAATCTCTAAGCAAAGAGCTTGTAGAGTTCTACGAAGATAAGAAAGATTTAGCTGAAACTAAAGTACGTCTTGTACGTGAAGCTAAAGCTCACTTAGCAAAAGTGAAAACTGACTTCATCCAAAAATCATCAAAAGCTGTTATGGAAGCAGTTGGCAACGGTCTTAAGAAAGAAATTAGTACTCTTAAAGAAGACATTGAGTCAGCTCGTAGAAATGACTTTGGACGTAGACTGTTCGAAGCATTTAGCAACGAATATGCTAATTCATATTTAAATGAAAAATCTGAAACTGCTAAATTGATGAAAGTTGTTGAGTTGAAAGACAAGCAACTGGCTGAAGCAAAAGCGTCTGCAGATGAAAAGGCAAAACTAGTTGAAAGCAAAAATGCTGAAATTAGACGTGCAAAAGATCTTGCAGAACGTAAAGAAGTACTAAACGATCTTGTTGGCCCTTTAAACAAGGACCAGAAAGAAATAATGACAGACTTACTGGAATCAGTTCAAACTGCAAAATTACAAGGTGCTTTTGACAAGTACCTACCAGCAGTTTTAGCGGGTAACACTCCAGAGAAGAAGAAGGCGACACTCACAGAAGGCAAAGAAATCACAGGCAATAAAGAAACAACTATCGATAGTAATGACGCTATGCAAAACTACTCAAATGTAGTAGACATTAAACGCCTAGCGGGAATTCAATAAGGAGAAAAATATGTCAGAACTATTAGAAGGTCGCTGGCAGGATACAAAGAGCGCACTTCTTGAAGGCTTACAAGGCCACAAGAAATCTGTAATGGATGTTACTCTAGAAAATACTAAAAAGTATTTGGCAGAGACAGCAACAGCAGGTGCTACTTCTGCAGGTAATGTCGCTACTCTTAACCGTGTTATCCTACCAGTTATCAGACGTGTAATGCCAACAGTTATCGCAAACGAACTAGTTGGTGTACAACCAATGACTGGACCAGTTGGTCAGATTCACACTTTACGTGTACGCTATGCGGACACTAAAGACGATGCAACAGCAGGTGAAGAAGCCCTAAGTCCATTCAAGATTGCACTTGGTTATTCAGGTGACGAAGCAGGAAGCGATGCTGGTAAAGCACAAGCTACTGCGGGACTTGAAGGATCTGCTGGTAACAGACTAAGCATCCAGATCTTAAAGCAAACAGTCGAAGCAAAAACCAGAAAGCTATCAGCTCGCTGGACTTTTGAAGCGGCTCAAGATGCACAAGCTCAACAAGGCATTGACATCGAAGCTGAGATCATGGCGGCATTAGCACAAGAAATAACTGCTGAAATTGATCAAGAGATCCTAGCATCTCTACGTTCACTATCAGGAACAGCGGCGCTAACATACGATCAGTCAGCTGTATCAGGTACAGCAACATTCGTTGGTGACGAACATGCGGCATTAGCAGTTCAAATCAACAGAGTTGCAAACTTGATTGCACAGCGTACACGTCGTGGCGCTGGTAACTATGCAGTTGTTAGCCCATTTGCGCTAACAATTCTACAAAGTGCTACAACTTCTGCGTTCGCAAGAACAACAGAAGGTTCGTTCGAAGCACCAACAAACACTAAGTTTGTAGGTACATTGAACAATGCTATGAGAGTATATGTTGATTCATATGCCGCTGATAGCACAGCAGTACTAGTTGGTTACAAAGGTTCAAGTGAATCAGATGCACCAGCATTCTACTGCCCATACATTCCATTGATGTCAAGTGGTGTTGTACTAGACCC